CCAGTAGCAAGCGCCGCGCCCTTTGCAGACGGCCTAGCCCCACGCAAAGCCGCCATGTAATTTGAGGCGTTTTCGTCGCCAACAAGCATGGCAAGTTTTGCCTCTGAACGCCTTGATACAGACGCAAGCGGCACTTTAGCCCCAGCTTCCGGCGCGGCTTTACGCACGGTTTCGTTAGCAAAATTAGACACGCTTTCAATAGCGGCATCGCGCTCTTCTTGGCTCATTCTTCCAAGAATGTCTTTAAAGTCAGATTCTGGCAATTTGTCATCAAAGACAGACTTTGCGCCCTTAATAAAGCCAGTTCTTGTTTTAAGGTATTTTTCAGATTCCGACATGGCTTTGTCATACATCGGATTAACGCGCCTCATTTCTGAAGACAGCGTTTTGCTCATGTCTTGTATTGATTTCACTTCGCCTTCGGCGTCGTACACAATCCTGCCAAAGTCATCTTTACGAGAATTGACAAAAGCGTCCAAGCCTCTTTTGGCCACATGTAGCGTCCTAGTATTAGGGACGCCGATAGGCTGCACATCGCCATTTTTATCAAGAATAGGCTTACCTTGGCGGTCAATTTTAATTGACAAGTCTTTAAAACTTGGTATTTCGCCTTTGGCGTCAGCTTCGTTTTGAATAATTCTAACGCCGCGCGAAATGCCTGATTTTACTTTGGGGTTTTCCAGCAAAATTGCTATGCGAGGCGTATAAACAGCGCCTTGCTTGCCTTCTAATATGTGGCTTTGGATTGAACCCAAATCAGTTTTTACACGGTCAACTTCTTCCGCAGCGGCGGCGGCTTTTTCACTGGCAGCTTCAATGGTTTTCTCAGACGCGCGTATCTGGCCGGGGTTGATGCCGTAAACGCTGGTTTGGTCGTTTGCCTTGGCAAGTAATTGCGTGTGGCTGGTTTCCGCGTCAGCCAATTCCTGCTGGGCAACCTTAGCATTACGAGAAGCATCATTAAACGCGTTCTCGTACTGGTCTTTTAAGGGCGCGGTTGATTTTGGCCCAAAAGACTCTTTGAACAGCGGGTCAACACCAGCTTTACCGGCTGAAATTCTGGATAACACGGCTGGTCTAGCAAGCGGCGGGGCAATCCCCGTAGCCTCCTGCCCAGCCTCCAGAACCCTATTTGGGGCGTTTGCAAAGGCTTCCGCAGCCTTGGCCTTTGCTTCCTCCGCAGATGCGCCTGCCGCAGTTGCGATGCTGCCTCTAGCCGCTATAGCGTCGGCCTTTGCCTTTTCCGCTGCTTCTAACATTTTAGCGGCGTTAGCGGCCTTTGCGCTTTGCGCCGTAACCGTTGCAAGGTTTGCGTCGTATGCCTCTTGGCCTAACTGCTTTCCAATGTTTTGCAGTACGGGAGTGGCGGCCCTTTCGCCTTTAAGGATATAAGTATTTGGATTTAATGCTGCCCCAGTTCTTTTAACCATGCGAGGAACCGGGCTGGCTGCCGCCCTTGCTGCAAAGTCTTCCACTGCAGTGCTTGGCGCTTTAGGCATAGAAACGCCGTATCTGGACGCACCAACCGCAAGCGGGGCTAATGTAGTGGTCATTTCTACGTCACGACCAAACTTTTCAGACGCCGTGGGGTCCATGCCAGAGATGTCGCCAAAACCAGCCGCACCGCCGCCAAGCGCCGCTGGGATTGCCCCAAGGCCGCGAAGTGCCGTACTGCCAATTTCAGAAACCACGGCTAAAGGATTGGGGATGTAAGACTTTCCCAAGTGCGCCGGAATATTACGGGGAGCCAATGGTTCGTCACCAAAGCCTCGTTTAAACCCTTCCAACGCACCGCTCAAAACACGGCCAGTTTTGTCTATAATACCGGCGTCAGGGTTTTTGCCCATCCATGTTTCTTGAGCGTTAACCGGAGCAGCGGTGGGCTTTTTCCAATCTTTTGAAATTGGTACATCTGGGGCTTTTTGTGTGGCAGAATGGTTAGCAATTTCGTCAACAGTTAATTGCTGTTGTTCAGGCGAAAGACTCTTAAAAGAGTCATCCAACTGCACTTTCCCAACGCCATCTATTTGAACAGTTATAGCCATGTTTATGGACCTACGATTTTAAAGGCAACGCCAGTTTTGGTAGTCCCGCCGCCTTTACCCGCACCGCCAAAATTATATTCCATTGGCGCAACGTCCTGCGCGTCTGCATCTCTGTTGTAAAACTGCATGTCTTGTTTTATGCGAGCTTCTTTAGACCTAAGGATGTTTTCAATCTGCTGTTGAACAACTTGTTTGTTTCTGAACGCGCTAATATTGCCGCCCAACGCGGTAATAACGCGAACAGCATCTTGCTCTGTCATAACGCCGCCGCCAACAGTCTCAAGACGAAGATTGCCAATAAGCTGCTGCAGAGTTCCGTTTTGCGTAGCAATTTGCAAAGCCTTGGCCGTCAAAGGATTGCCAAACGCAGTCGTAACTGCATTTGCAAAATCTTGGGCAATTAACTTAAATCCTTGCGGACTATTTCCAACAGATTTCATGTAATCTTTTAGTCTGTTTGCGGTATTTACATCGCCGGTTAATTGTTCGCCAAGTTTTATAAACTGTTGACTTGTAAGGTGCGGCTTGGGTTTTACGGTTACATCGCTTACCGAGACGCCAGCGTTTTGTTTTGCCAAAATTTCAGCTTTAGACAAATAAGCCCTTTGAGGCTTTCCGTTTTTATCTGCTATAGTCACCCATGACCTGTCTTGGTCACCAAGGCCCTTGGTAAACGCAGCAAGTTTTTCTTGCGACAAAAGCCTAGCGGCGGCTTCCGCCCCGGCTTTTTTACCTTCCGCAGACGCATCGAAATCGGTAATGTCTTTGCCGGGATGTTTTGCAAGATAATCCGTGCTGGCATTAATATAAAGCTGATCTTTTGCGCTGGGAGCGTTAGGCGTTCCCTTTTCTTGCGCCAACTTTAAAACAGCGGACAACCCTTCTACGTCTTGTAAATCAAGGGCGGTCTGTATGCTGGGCAATAGGTTTGGCGGCGTAGCTTTATTTATAAGCGCGGCCTTTGCTTGCGGAACAAGGTTAGCCAGCAACTGCTGCTTCTTAGCAACATCAGCATACCGCCCAGTCCACATTGCAGAAGTTTCCGGGCTACCATTTTGAGCATATTGCAGCGCAAGGTCACCCTTCTCTGTCAAAGTCCGGGGGCGCGGTGCGGCGGCAAGTTCATATTTGGGAATGTTGATGTTAGTGGGCGTTGTCTGGGTGTCGGCTCCGGGGGCAAATGTGCCAGTAGTCCTGTCAAACGTGGCGCGTGGCATGGCGGGCATATTTGCGCTAATGGACTGTTCTGGCATGGAAATAGTGTCACCCGGAGCAGTCTCGTAATTTTTCAAATTCTCTATAAGCTGTGACCGTTCGCTTTTCTTAAGCGCCGCTGCGTCTTCAGCCGCCTTGCCTTCAAGGTACGCCCCCATCCCCGTCTGGAAGACTTTGGCCAGCCCCTGAAATGGCGAGATGGGCGTGGGAACGCCGTTGACGCTTTCGACCTTGATGTCCTCGTTGCCCTGCTGGGCAAGCAATTCGGCATACTTCTGACGGCGCAGAATGTCAGCAAGCTGCGTGTCGTAATTGCCACTGGTCAGACTGACGTAATTTGGCGCGTTAGTTGCCATTGTAATTCTCCAAAATTATGGTGCCGCCGGGGGCGCAGGAGCTGGGGTTGCCATTTTACCATAAAGACCAGCCGCACCGCCCATTGCAGACCCGGCGATGCTAAACAATCCCTGTGTAGTAGCATTATTAGCCGCCACATTCTGACCATACTGGTTCTGAGCATAGTTGCCAGCCAGCGTGGTGGCATTGGCAATAGGTGCCGGGGCGATGGTCTGGCCGGTATATGCCTGAAACTGCGGGTTCTGGATTTGCGAACCGCTCTGCAGGGCCGTCAGGGTATTAAGGGGCAGGTTGTATTCGCCCAAGTTCCTCTGATACTGCTGCCCAAGGGCCGTATTGCCAAACTGGGCAGACTGAAGGGCTTGATTGTACTTCTGGTTCTGAGCTTGATTATAAAGACCGGCGCTCTGAAGGCCCTGACCAAAGTTCTGGCCAATAGCGGCGTTGGCTTGGTTTTGCGATGTAATGCCCTGACCGTAATTCTGGCCAATGGCTTGATTGCTGGCCTGATTTGCCTGCAAGCCCTGACTGAAGTTCTGCCCTAACGCCTGATTGTACAGGCCAGCTGAACTAAGCTGCTGGCCGTAACCCTGCTGGTTGGCGCTCATATCAAGGTTTAGGCCCTGCAACTGGGCCTGTGTCATCAGGTCATTCTCGCCCTGCTGCTGGCTGCGAATGGCGTTATTCCAAGCCTCGGAGCCTTCAGTGACGCCCTGATTACGCAAGCTTTGGAATGTCGAGGCCCGCTGGGCTTCTATCTGCGGCCCCAGCCGGGACATAATCGCCTGCTGGGCGGTCATACCGGCGTTAATGGGCATCTTGGCTACGCCAGAAAGGTCTAATGTACCCTGAGCATTGCCATACTTTTCTGCGCTAAACCCCTGTGCCAAACCGTATTTGTCGGCGCTAACGCTTCCAGCCAAGCCATACTGGTCTGCGGCAGGCCCGTAGTTTACCGGCCCCTGATCTCCAATGCTGGTCTGAAATTCTGGTGTATTAGATACAAACGGCTTGCCCATTGTATCTTGGACGTTACCAAGGGCAGTAATGCCAACCTGCGAAAGCCCCTTCTGCACTGCCTGCGCGTTGGTAAGGGCTTCCTGCGCGGCTGGCGTAAGCGTCTGGGTGATAGTTGGCTGATCTGAATTGGATACGCTTGTAAATTGCTCCCGTGTTGGCATGGGGGCGTTGTAACCGCTGACAGGATTACCAAACTCGTCAAACCCGCTGTTTTGGTAAGAATTACCCTGCTGGTTTTGGTACGCCGACATAGCGGCATCGTAGCCAGACTGGTCAAACGTAGGGGTTCCGCCAAATGTTACGGTCTGGTTGCCATAAGGCGATATGATGTTTGGATTGCCAAGTTTGGCGCTAAGGCGGGCAGCGTCAATGTTAGCCTGACCCTGCGCGGTTGCTGCACCGGCATAATCCGGGGCGGCAGGCTGGGACGGCTTGTTAAAAATGGAGTTCGCAGTACCGGCAACAATTGCAGTACCCGCAACAACAGCAAGAGCGGTAAAAGCAGTCATTATTTAGCCCCTATCAATTTAGTTTTGAGGACGTTTCCGGGGCCAAACATACTGTCCGGGTCGTCTTCCAACAGTTCTTTTTCAACATCTTCCACATTGGTGGATTCCGCAATATGGATGTTGAGAAAATGCGCGTCAGTCAGTGTATGACAGGCTCTTTTAGTCCCCGGCTTGCTCTTAAACATGGCTGGGCCAGTAATGACTTCTACGCCATCCGGCGTCGTAATGTTGACCGTGCCGGAAACTATGTAAAACAAGTGTTCTCTCTTATGAACGCGCCCCACTGCAAGCTGATTAGCCTTCAGCTTGGCTTCGCGGCAATACAGCCCAGCGTAAAATGTATGGATTGTCTCTGGCTCGTATTGGGGGAATGTCTTAACAACAGCCTCAAACTGCAGAACATTTTCCATCATTGCTTCAGCCGGAAGCATTTCCTCTAATACAGCCAGATTGCTCATACGCCCGCCCATCCCGTTTGATAGACCACATCTGTCGAAGCCCATTGTATTTGCAAGCCGCTACTGGCCGTCTTCATCTGCAGCCCGCCGCAATAGCCAATGCCAGTAATGCCCAGCCATGTATTCTGGATCGCCAAATCAGCGCCCCACAAGGCCACATCCCAAGTGCTTGTTGCCGCGTCCCAGACGCCATAGGACGAGCCAGAAAACGTCACCGGGGCAGTGGTATCGGACGTGTCAAAGTCAATATTCATGCCCACGCTGATAGTTGGCGAGCCATCGCTAAAGATGCTGGGCCGAGCGCGGGTAAAGTATTTTTTGACGCCGCGAGCCCCTAGATAATTGAACGCCTGAAGCGTCGTGGTGGTGATGTTGCTGGTGTTATCAACATACCCATCGTCCCAAGCATGGCCGACATAGCCGTCTGAGCCAAAATAGGGGTCATCGTTAAAGATTTCCCAGCAATAGGCCGCCCAGCCCATGAACTGCGCCCATGACTTTGTGATGGTATTCATCACATATTGCTCTTGCTGGCCGTCAGCTACCGGGATGTTAATCCACACAGCATTGTACTTGGCCGTATAAACGACCTGCCAGCCAACATCGGAATGGCTACCGCCGTACTGGGTTGTGGCCGCCGTGATCGCGCCCTGTATCTTGTCCGACAGGGCCACACGGGGGTCTAGGCGGCTGGATTGAAGGGACGCGGCCATAGGCATCAGGCCGTCATAAGTCAGGATCAGCAGGTCGCCGCCCCATTTGAGCATGGCACGGCTGCTAATGGGCGAACCCAGTTTCCAGACGCCAATCAGGGACCAAGTGGCCGCGCTGGCGGGGTCTGTGCCGCGATAGACTATGGTTTCGCCCGTGCTGGTAATGAACGCTAGGTTGTCATCAACGCCATACCCGGCGTCCAGCGTCCAAGTGTCCAGATCGACCAAATGACCGCCAAACCGGCAAAGCGAACTAAGGTCGGTGGACTGGGCCGCGCCGCCAATTGAGCTAGTCGGCAGATACCAAGCTTTTAGCGTGTTTTTCTCAATGAACCAGATGCGGTTCTTGAACAGCGTGATATTGGACAGATTGTTGTCAGTCACGCCCGTGATGGTCGGGGTTGACCAAGTTGTGCCGTCGTACAGCCGAGCGTCATCCACGCCGTTGACAGCCATAAGGTAGCTGCCGCCAGCCGTGGTGATGTTGATATATTCCCAGATGCCGTTGGTCAAACCTGACACGACAGCCGCGCCGACAGCCCCGGCGGTGGTCACATCATAGATATAGCCCGTGCTGGTCACGGCAAACATCTTTGACGTTGCGCCGCCATTGTAGACCATGATGGTCTGGGCTTTGCCATTTAGGCCCGTGGCATGCTTGGTATAGCCGCCGCGCATGGTCAGATTGCTGACAGTCGGGAACATATTGATAAGCGTTACAGCGTCCGTAGGCTCCATGTTGGCAAGGCTGTCACGCGCGTTCCAGCCGCCCACAGGGGCGGGCAGCGACTGCACTTGAGCCGCACTGCCTTGGACCATTCGGCTTAGAGGCACCGCCATATTAGTTTCCGTATCCGGTATCTGGGATATTATCCCAGCCAATCAGGACCGTGCCGGGGCGCGGTGCGAACGACAGATTTGCCGCCGACGTATCCTGCGCCACAGAAGTGTCGAATTCCGTTAGGTAATCCCTGTAAATAGCCGTTGTGTCAAAGCCCTTAGCTTGGAAGTATTTCAGCTTTGTAGACAGGACCATGAGGCGGTCAGGGTAAATGCAGGTGTCGGTATCAACCGTAAAGCTGTTCTTGACCGCGCCAGCAGCCGACAACGCCCAGCCCTTGCTGCGGTACTCAAAGCCAAGGTTTTCGTTGGCCGAATAACCGGGCCAAATCTGGAAATAGCCACCCAGCAACCGCCAGCGGATACGCGGGCCTGTGCTAATAAAGCCACTAAGGAGCCATTCCCACTGCTGGGCGCTTTCCGGGCCTAGCATTTCCCAGTGCTTGCTCTTGTCCCACTGCGTCCTTGGCACGATGCTGTCATAGTCAGACGGCAGGGCGTACTTGACCTTCTGGAAATAGATCGTCCCAGCGGTCACGGCGCTCGTTGAGTAGGTAGAGATTGTGACCTGCGTAGAAGAATCCACACTGGTGATAAACGTGGCGTTTGGGATGCCCGTGCCTACCACCATGTAGGTGGTGTCCAACCCGGTAGTGGACGGGATACCGGTGATGGTCAGGGCCGTAGTCGTGTATGTACCCGTCGTGGTCGTGTATTCCGTAAAGAAGCTGTAGGGCGTAGTTAATTCGCGCCAATCGGCCTTACGCAGAAGCTCGTAACCGCTGGCGTTCATAAGCGCCAGAATCTGCGTAACGTCTTGGTTCGTGTTACCCGCAACCGTTGTCGGTGTCGGAACGCCTAGTTCATTAGTTACCTGTTGAACCAACTGAAGCATCGTCGTACTGGACATCTACATCCTCTTTCCTTGGCCGACCCGGCTTGCGCTGGGCCATGAGAGAAGCCATCTGGGCCTTCAACTCGTCCAACTCGCTGCGTGTCTTAGCCAATTCGGAACTGCTTTCAGACTGATTTCTCTGCGTCAGATACCCCCTAGCGCGTTCACGAAGGCCAGCGGCACCCATGCCAATACGCTGCAACTGGGCGTCCGTGGCCGTCGCAACCTGCTCGACGGTCTGAAACTTCAAAATCTGCAATTCAGCCATTTGGTGTTCATTGAAATCTTCAGGCTTGTCCTTGTTCCACTGATCCAGCGCAGTGCCGATAATCTGGCCGTTGCTGTTCTGGGACTGGAAATGAAGCCACTGACGAATAAACCGCTCCTTGTGGTGTTCGCGGGCGGGCTGCTCAATGATGTTAGTCTTATCACCCGGCACCATAATCCTCACAAAAGGCGTGTCCTTGTAGGGAGCCTTGTCAAACACATAGAACTCTACATGCAGGTGAGAATCGGCATTGGAGATATCGCTATCCAAAGGCATAAATTACTCCTTATGTGGAAGTCAGGGCGCAAGTAACGGCCCAAGTGGTGGCGGAAGTGCCAAGGCAAATAGCAGTCTTCAGGGTGCCAAGCGCAACGCCAGTCGAACCGGCAACCGCCGCATTCATGGTCACGCCAGACGATTCGTTGGTGTAGATCTGCAGGGTCGAAGCGCCGCCATTATAGACGTACACAACAGCACCGGCTTCGCACGGGGGCAGCTTGACGCCAGTGCTGGAGGCAGTCGTGCCAAGAGCGTTGACAACAGCCGAAAGCTGCAGGGCAGTGGCCTGTGTGGTGCCGGTAGCGGTCAGGGCAGTTGCGCCGTCGCCGCAGATAGAAATGGTCGCCAGCGGGGAGTTACCGGAGGCCAGAACTCTTGAAGGAATGGGCATAATTTGATCCTTTATTTAGGGTTTTGAACGTACAACGTGGCA